TTTTATTTTCTATAAAGAAATTTAACAGGAGCGACCTGTCTTTTACTTTATAGTTCTTGTATGTATTTATAATACTTTTTTCTATGTCAGCTGGTATTTGAGATAGATCAATCAAAGTCTTATTTCTTTGATAGTTCTCTTTGATATTAGTTTCTATTGTGGCATTTCTTTCAATATTCTTAAATTCTTGTAGTCTTTTTTTATTGATAGGTTTCTGTCTAGCACCCTCTTGTAGAAATATATCATCTGGACTTAATATGTTTGGTACACCATCTGATCTATCACCTTTAATAATTTGTTCGTGTAAGAATTGTATAGGGTCTTCTTGTTCACCAATATACCCTTTTAGTATAGGAGAAAATTGGTACACATCTCCGTAGTGATGTAGTTGAATAAAATCTTTGTCACCAGATACAATCAGGTACTTATCTTCTTCTCTCTGTTTAATAAGAGTAGCAATAATATCATCAGCTTCAGCATTTTCTACATGCATAACTGCATATGGAAAGTTATCAACAAGTTCTTTTTTGATCTCTGCCATTATAGCAAAGATATTATCCCAATCTGTATCTGAATCAGTTCTACCTTTTCGTCTACCATGTTTGTAATTAGGAAATACTTTTCTTCTCCATGGATTGGCAGCGTCTGAACACAACACCATTTTACCATACTCGTCTCTAAATTTTAGATTAAAACCACGTAATGAATTTAATACCATACTTCTCACCATTTCCATGTTAGGTTTGACCTCTGCTTTGCCTCTGGTCTGCACCATTAAGTTAGATATTAATACTTGATTTAAATCTACTAGAATCATAATGTACCTTGTAATAAATTTAATACTACTGCAAGTACGGCTAAAAAACCACCCACTGCAATAATACCTAAAACGTTTTTCTTTAATTGTTTAAGCATAATCACTCCAATGTTTTTCTTTGATTGTTTTACCTTTTTCTTTTGCTCTTAATCTTTCTTTTAATACTTTAATTCTGTATTTGATACCATCAATAGTGGTGTACATCCAGCCACAATCATGTGGTTCAATTTGTTTTTTAAACCATTTGTTGGTCTCTTGTAATGTCTCAATTTGTTTTTTTAGTTGTGCTTTACTTGACATAAATCTCCGTTGGTTTGTGTAGGTGGCGATTTCTCGCCACCATACTAACTATACTAGTTTTTGTAAGCGAATGGAGTTCCATAAAGTTTAGTAATACCAGCAGCTATAATAGCTCTAGTAGGCATACCAACTCTGTATGAAGTACCTTTTGCTGTTTTGTTGATATAGATCATATTACCTTGTGATCTTAATTTATCAACCATCGCTCTTGGCGATTTAAGGTCAAACTTGTTTCTTAGCGTTGTCCAAGATACAGCTTCACCTTTGTTCAAAAGATTTAATACCTTTTGAGTTTTGCTTAAAGATGGTCTACCTCTAAGCGCATTTTTAATAGATTTAAACATTGTTTAAGTCTCCTTTATTATTATTAATTGCTATTTTACAACCTGCTAAGGCGATTACCGGAGTAATTCTGTAAATTCTATTTGTCATCATCGTTACCTAAATCACTATCTGATTCAAAAATACTAGAACCATTTGATAGGTCATCTAGTTCAGTTTTAAGTTCTTTGTTAAAAGGTTTAGTTGGTTTGCCTGTTTCCATAACTCTACTGTAGTCTATGGTGGCTGATCTATGACCATTTTTCATTTGTTTAACATCAACAATCTTATCAATCAACGTATGTGAAGTATGTCTCATACCAAAGTCTCTGTATATTAATCCTCTCATAGCGTCAACAACCATAGCCAAATCTTTTGTAAATGTAATTTTATCTGTTTTGATTGCTAAGTCTAAAAAACTGTTTATTAAATTCATAACTATATCGTCTACTTGGTGTTCAATAAATTGTTTTGTTTGTTTTTGTTTTAACTGTTCGTTAATCTTATTCTGTGCCTGTTGATTTTCAGTACTGTTATTTCTTACAATTTTATTTGTAGGAAACTGTATTACATTATCGTTATCAGCCATTGTCAATTACTTCACCTTGAAAGTTGATCATACCTTTTTCAACAAAGTATTCTACCATCTGGTTATAACCACCAACTAACTCACCATCAATTTTAACTTGTGGCATAGACATGACTTTTTTACCTATATCTTCTATCAATTTGATAGGATTAGATTCAAAGTCTTTCTCTAGATTTTTTTCTGTGTATTCAAGGCCAAGTTTCTTAACCAAGTCTTTGGCCTTGCCACAAAATTGACAGTTCTTTTTACTGTATATTACTATTTTCATTTGTTTCTTTCATTAAGTTTTCATAAGCCACATTTGCTTTCATCTTAACGTTATAAGAATCTACAGCTTCTGCAATGGTAAAGTTATACATTTTATTGTATTCACCCATTGGTAATCTTAAACCAATCCAAGCTCTGTAGTAACCGTTTTTAGTAATAGTTACATCTTTAGCAAAGATTTCATAACCTCTAACTGGTGTTTCTTTAATTAAGTTTACAATTGTAGACTCAACCTCTGATACAGTTGTCTTGTTATTATTCTTTCCTAGTTCAGTAATGAATTGTTTACTAGACTTATTCATTTCGCCTTTGATAATGTCAGCCAACTCTGCCTTTGCTATCATCATACCTTTTTCTATTGCTAGATTTAAGTCTGGCGATACAGCAGTACCAACACCAAAGATACACATTTTATCTTTGTCTTTACCAAATCTTGGCGTATCACATGCTTTTGATTCAGAAAAATCGGACATGTACCACTTCGGTACTTGATTCAATACTTTGCCTTTCTCTGATTTCATATTGTAAGTTGCTGAACAGTTAGCCACTAATAGGCCTGCTACACATACTCCAATAAGTTTACTTACTTTGTTTTTCATCATATATTATTTACCTCACTTTTCATAGTATATACTAGTTGACCTAATTTGTCAAGCCCCATTTGAACATAGTCCAGAAACTCTCCAGCCGAGATACCAGTAATAATTACAAATAAAAGTGATAAAATGATCATATTTTTAATCATTATTTTACCTTCCATTCACCGTCCTTGTTAAGACATGTCTTTCCGAACGATTTAAAGACATGGTTTGGTCTACTATAAACTCTACAGTACTCTGGTGTAGAGATATCTCTATAGTAAAACTGAGCAAACAGTTCCCAATAACTTGGTCCATCTACTTTTTTTCTACCATCAGCACATTCCAATGTTTCTTCTTTTACAATTGAATTGTCTGTTTCTTTTATGGTAATTTTGACATAACAATATTGGTCAGCTGCATTTTTAGGTTCTACAGTTGTAATCTTGTTATAATAAACTTTATCTTTTTCTTTTTCAACTCTTTCAATCTTATCTAATACTTCAATAGTTTTTTCTACCGTACCTGATACTTTGACCTCTGATACAGGTACAACATTACCAGATAAATCATCTGTTAATCCAGGAACCTCTGCATAACTAGCTTTGACTACGAATAATAGTGCTAGAACAAAGCACACAATTAGTATATGGTTACCTAAATTCGCAACACTTTTACCAACTGTATTAGGATTTTTAGGATCAATAAAATTTTTCATTATTTAATACTTCCTACTAGTGGTATCATTATACTTGAATCTCTAAAAACTTCATTGTTAAGTTTATGTACCGATATTGTTAAATAAACTAACATACCAAATACTGCCATCATAATTATATTTTTCACTTTACACTCCTTTTCAAGTCGTCTCTATTATTTACAAAAACTCTAATCAATCTGGACACATCAACATTTTCCTCTTTCAATGTTTTTGGGTTTTTAAATAATACCCTACTATCATTTACTTTTAAAATGTGTTCACCATCTTCAATAACAGCGTCATCTGTGTTTTTTCGCCAATCGTGTGAGCTATATTCTTTTGTCATTTTGTTATCCTAGTTTTTTTATTGTATCGTTTACTTCAAAAAGCTCGTCTTCTAATTCTTGTACCTTTTCTGACGGTCCGTTAAACTCATAGTGTTCTAGCTTTTCGTTAATAACTTTTTTCTGTTCTTTTAATTGTTGTAAAGTTATATCTCTATTTGTCATAGTTTCCCTTATCATTTGCTATAAGTTTACATTGCATTTGTATATCTGCAATAAGATTATCCACTTCAGCGTCTCTTTCAGGCGTCTTTGGATTATCATACTTTAACTTTTGTAATCTATCACTCACTTTTTTAATGCCATCAATCTTTTGACATAGTTCACTTACTTTATGTATCATTGTTTTAACTCTACCCACCTACCATCTGGTAATTGACATGTTGTACCAAAAACAGTATTTCTATTTACACGGCCAACACCAATCAACGGCCATTGATTTGTTATGTCCACTGTAGCGTCATAATCTTTACACTTGAAAGGACCCTCCATATACGACTTGGTCACTTTTATGATACCTGAATTTCCTGTCTTTTTATTGTACCAATTAGTGTAACTTGAACCTAATGGACCATTATTTAAATGATCTACGAATACAGCGTTGTGTACATCGTAATCTGAATTATACATAATTTCTGCACCGGCAAACGCACCTACAACAGCACAGGCGCCTATAGCGTATGGATCTGAAACACCCATACTCACACATGCACCAGTTGTGGTAGTTGATCCTAACACAGCACCAACTTGTGATCTATTTGTAGAGGCACAGTTGGTTAGTGTTAAACCGATTAAGATAATTAGTATAGTTCTCATTAGTCTTTTTTCTTAAACATTGTCCAAGGCCATTTTGTTTTCATTTCAGCCCACGACTTTTTTTGATACTCTTTAGTCTTTTCAACTTCAGCACCAATAAAGTTCACAAGTTTGCCTGGTGTTTCTGCAATTGCATTACCAAACTCTTGTGGTGTAATCGTCTTCTTCTCATCACTTTTAGCTATAGTCGCTGTCATTAAAGCAACAATAGTTAACATCATCAAAGTTCTCATATCTTACGTCCCATAGTTTTGAAATCGGATGAATCTACAACCTGGTATGTTCCCTTATTGTAACCAATTCCTATTGTTTTACCAGCAGGCAAAGTAACTTTAGGAGCACTACGTTTAGTACAACTGCCTGAAATCTTATCACTCGTTGGTAACGAGTTCATTTTGATACCGTTAATATCTAAAGTATAGTCTGGCATTTGTTTAGTACCATGCACTAACTTGATATTAACTGGTTTATATCTTTCTTTGATCTTCTTCACTATTCTTCTTTGTTAAGGTTTGCTTCTGATTCTAAATGTTCTTTGGCTTTCTTCTCTGCATAAGTCATACCAAAACCTACTTGATAAAATGTATCTCTAGGGTTGGTAGTTCTATACGCATTTTCTAAAGCGTCAAATTTAATATCTACA